TTTCGAGCTGCCCAATGCTTAACAGTCGTCATACAAGGAATCCAAAATTGTTGTAGCTCTCCATCAGGAATATTATCGCATACAAGTCCTTGGACAATTAGATGTCTCAATCCATTAAATCTTTCATGAGCTTGTCATAGTTGTTGATCTGTACTGCAACTTGGGGAGCCTGTGAAGCCTTCGGCTTCAAGCTGGTCTCCACCTCTTGTAGATGTTTCATCCAATCGAGAAGGTCTTTTTTAGAATAGATCCCAGTCTCGACCGCTTCTTGAATCTTTTGGTCAATAACCTGATTGATGAGGTTAATTCGTTTAATGCGATTTAGATATCCTTGAGTAGCGAACACTGAATCAATATAGTTTTTGACTTCCTTTTTTTCAATCACTGCGGTCACGCGATCCTCTGTAATGCCGTATTCATCGGCAATTTCATTCACGCCTTTTCCGCTAAGATAGTCATTTGCCAGCGCTAGAACAACTGGGTCAAGCGCTGGAGCTTCAAGTGTTTTGTTAAGAGCGTCAACCGATGTGGTCACAGCTTGATTATTATTTGTCATACGTTCACCTCATATGCTATTTGTGCTTCTAAATCTGCAATTCCATAGGGTGCAAATAGCCCTTCGTCTGTTCTAAGAGATATCACACGTGCTTCTTCTACCTCATGCTGTCTTTGCGTTTCAGCGAAGCTGAACAGCGCGTCGTCAATCTCATCAGCTAAATCTTCAGTCACACCAATAATTTCTGATCCATCACCGTCATGAGCGTATGCACGAATCTGAATTGTAAACGTGGCGATTTTTCGCCCAGCCCCACGATGCTCTCTAACCTCTGACTGAGGAATCATCGTAAGTGCTGGAAAATCATTCACCTCGTCCAAAACATGATAATTACGAGAAATGTTATCAGGATGAATTGATGTTTGAGTGCCTAAATAAGCAACTAGTGCTTCTATTATGTCTGTGCGTCTGGTGGCCATATTTTTTCCTTTAGGTCTGCGATGGAATTCGCACGGAGTTGTAGCTGGTATATTACGTGCTGATCTTGTTTCCTAAGATACCATTTAAGAATAAGCTTTTTTAACTGATCATCAGTGATTACTAAAAAATTTTCTTCAAACCACTGACGAACACTATTAAAAGAAGGTAGCTCATAACGCAAAAATTCATTGTACGTAACTTCTGTAGGAGCGTAATTTGGATGCAAGGGTGATTCTATAGATAAACATTGAAAACCATCTTCATCAATAGGTACACCATCTGAGTCATAACCTATTGGAGGTTTACCGCTCCAATAAAAGTTACCTTCTGACTCATCTTCTCCGAAGTAATAAACCAAAGGACCGTACTTGATTTTTTCCATTTTACCCCCTGTAAAATTTTTTCAGATCGGTTACAAAACCGATTCAGACTACAAGTCTATGATAGTATTCCCTTCAAGGGATGTCAAGAAGTAAAGGTGTTTTTCAAAAATTACCGGCTCGAGGCCGTGTGAGTGTAGCGCAAGCGTCGGATAATTGACAAGTCTTACTAACCGCCCTACCCCTGCGTCAAATAGATGACACTAAAAAAGCAAAATAAATGCATTTTTATTGCATTTAAGGGTTTACATTACGTCATAACCTATGCTATAACTAATATATAGGAAACGAAAGGCTAAACAAATGAAACAGACAATTACAGCAATCTTAATCCTGACCCCAATGTTCGGTTCGCTTGTTGGCATGTTTATGGTTTCTTGGTAAGCCTTACTGATTAGGAGATTAAAAAAAAATGATACACTGGACAACAACAGATACAATCAAGGAAAAGCCAATTGCTACTTTGATTATCTTCACAATCATGATTACCGCTATTACTGGCGGAATCGGTTACACAGACTTTATCAGCTAGGAGGCTATCACAATGTCTAATATTCTTATCGGTTCTTTCTTCATCATTCAAATCATTGGCGGCTTTCTCGCTATGTTTTTTGGTTTCACTTGCGCGGCTTTTGCTGATAAATATGACCCAATGCAGTTTGCTGGTCTTGGCTTTATGTTTATTGGTCTAGCTATGATTATCGCTTTTACTTCACTGCTCAAGCGTCTTGTTAATGGGGTTTTATAAAGGCGTAAGCCCCTGATTTCATTAGGAAAATCAGGGGTCGGCCTGCGCCGCCGTAACCCATTGATTTTGTTAGGTTTTTTATGTTCTCTATGCGACACCGAATCACCTAAAAACGACATCATACATGGCGTAAATAGACCACTCGTAACTCATTGTTATTGCTTAACAATATATTAGGACTTTACATTATCTGATTAATATGATACAATCTATATATAAACAACTAGGAGGCTTAAGCCATGATTAAAAATATTCTCATCTTTGACCTTGACGGCACTACTATTGACTCGTCACATCGCCAAGCTACCAAACCAGATGGGACTCTGGATTTGGCTCACTGGGTTGATAATGCAACACCAGAAAAGATTGCTAATGATAAATTGCTACCTTTATCTCAACAAATGCACAAGCGTTGCAAAGCGGGTGATTATACCGTTGTTTGCACAGCTAGGGTTTTATCTGATGCAGATTATGAATTTTTAGCTGAAAATGGTCTTTGCGTTGATAAGATTATCTCAAGACCATTAGGCAATCAAACACCTGATGCTGAATTGAAAGCAAAACAGCTTTCATCTCTTTTCAATCTAAAGCAATTCAAAAACCTTAACAAGGTTATGTTTGATGATGCCGCTTCGGTTCGGTCTACACTTCGGAAAATTGGGATTACAGTTATTCATCCTGACAAAATTCAAGCGAGGGTTGCATAATGTTTGGGGCTATTGGAACGCTTGGCGTTGTTTCTCAAATGGCACTACTGGCGTTTGGTTATTCGCCATTTATTGCCATGACGGTTGGACTGGTTGCCGCTATCGCTTGGATTGCTCACGCTCTAAGACAAGGCGATAAATGGTTGCTCACAGTCAATTCTATTGTTTTAATGTTCGCAGGATATGGGGTTTTATCATAAAACCCTCTAACCCATTGATTTCATTGGGAAAATTCAGGGGCGGCCCCGCCTCGGCTAACTGATTGATTTTATTGGGTTTTTTAGCGTGAAAAATGTTCTCAAAACGACTGCGAATCACCTACAAACGACACGCAAAATGAAGCAAGGTGAACTCGACTAACTAATTGATTTCATTGCATAAAAAATAAAGGCTTTACTTATTCTGAAAAATATGCTATAACTATTATATAAACTTAACTCTAACCTCTTAGGAGATTTCTACTATGGCTAAAATTGCTAACTACACCCCAGAACTTACCGCTTCAATCATTTCAGATTATCAGGCTGGCGTATCCGTTGAGGATATCGCTATCCAGATTGAAAAATCTGTTCGTTCGGTTCGTTCCAAGCTGGTTCGTGAAGGCGTCTATGTCTCACAACCAAAGGTTTCGGCTCGTAAATCTGATGAGCCAACCAAAAAAGAACTGCTAAACGAATTGGAAGCGGTTTTTCCTTATGATGTCAACGGCTTACAAGGAGCGACAAAAGATGCAATCAAAGACTTGCTCACGCACTTTTCGGATGCGTAACCCAATCGCTAAAAACCTGAGGGTTAATCGCCCTCAGGTTGTCCCCTCTAAAAAACTCTATTCCAGAAAAGGAAAATCAAAATGGAAATATTGAAATCGAAAAAATCGCTTGCAACACTTCGCAACAATCACAATTTCCGCATCATTAGAAATCGGAAAAAAGACGCGAAAAAGGCAACAAAAACAAAGACTTACAGCCGCTAGGAGGCGCGGCCCCCGCTGGCGATTTATTCAATGATTTCAATGACTTATCTGCGACATTTTGTCGCACTTTTTATGCTTTACATTGGTTCAGCTTTATGATATAAAATAAAGAGACACTAACTAACTAGGAGATTTTCCCATGAAGATTTACACCGCTGGAAAGATTTGGCATGCCCCAAAATTTCAAGAAGCTCGTGACGTATTCGGCTATGATGTCAACTGTCGCTGGATTGATATGGATGACAAAAATCCAATCGTTAAACGCCGTAAAGATATACTCTGGCAGATTTGCTTTGAGGATGTCAGAGACTGCGATTTCGTTCTGCTTTATTGCGAAGATATGAGCGAAGAACAGCGGGGCGCACTCGTTGAAATTGGCATGGCTTATGCTTTTGGTAAGCCTGTTTATGCGGTTGGCACTTGTAAGACAATCCAGCCTAATGCAATATCTGATGTTGCCTTTACTCACTTTGAGGGCTTCCACTGGTTGCCGACTAACAACCTTTTGCAGGGTTTCCGTATCGCGGAAAAAATGCACTTAAAGGCAAAAAAAGCCTTGAGACTGTCGGCTTAATCTGCTATAACTATAATATAACCAACTTTTGAGGATTCAAAAAATGTCTAATTATCTTATCTCAATTCACCACCCAGAATTCGGTTTGACACTGTTCAAGGATGGCTTTACGGGCAATCACCGTTTAGATGATGACGGTCAGCCTTCTGCTCGGATGCGTGAATTCAATCGTGAATATGGAAAGCATGGTTGGGTTGTCAACTTTCACAGCAACCTTACAATGTTTGACGATAGACGCACTTATCTGGTTGAACAGATTGCTCAGATTTTGATGGGCATCAAAGGTCTGGATTTCTTCCCTACTAAGGCGATGGCTCAGGCTCTCGGAATTCACTCTGGCTGGACTGAAATTTTTTCTGTCACTCTGCCACAGCTTCAAGGCTATCAGGGCAAAGCCGTTCAGATTTGCATGGCTCACAACTGGAACTATCGCAAAATTCAAGACTGGATTCGTTCAACCTGTCAGGAACATTTCAACGCTGATTCATGGGCAGAATACAAATACGGGGATGCTCCTTTCCGCACTTCCCCTTTCAACACTCGTTACAATATTACACGGAGGCACTAAAATGCAGAAATATAAAACACTTGGGCAAGAAGGTTGCGCTGATTGCGAATGGCTTGCAGATGAGACAGATGGGGAAACCCTCATCTGTCGGGAATGTGATTTTGAACTCAACGGGTTTGATGATGGTCAGCCCGATGAGGCTCAAGAATGGGCTGATTTTGATCCAGACTGTTAGGAGGTCTCACCATGAAAAAAATTCTTGTTCGCTGTTATCTGGTTTATTCCATCATTTCAGAAACTATCGTTTTAGGCGGGGTCATTTACTTGGCTTTTACCGCCTAATTTCCCAACAAAATCAAACACTTACAGGAAGCGGGGCCGAGCGGCCAGCGGCAACCTATGCGTGTATTTCTCTCGTCCTCTGCAACCATAGATTACAAGCGCGCGGCAGCGCCAGTGCAAAGTCGAAATTCGATTAGTGGATGCTCGGCGCCAGCACAACCTATAGTAGTAAATCTACGAAGTCTTGCTCGTAAAAGTTGTAAGAGGAAAAAGCATGTCAAGTCCATTTTTGACTTGACTGTTCCTTATTTTTAGCGTATATTCTTTTTATAGAATGAAGAAAACAGAGAAACCCATAAGGAGATATCAGTATGGCACAACAAAACTACAGCGCAGAGATGACCGCTACAATCATCGAACAGTACCAGGCAGGCGTGGACGTAGAGGCAATCGCGTCCTCAGTAGAAAAATCAGTGCGGAGTGTACGCTCTAAGCTGGTACGCGAAGGCGTATATGTTGCGAAGCCTAAAGCAACATCCCAGAAAGTGATGGGTCCAACTAAGAAGGAACTTCTTCGGGACTTAGAAAAGACTGGATTTGATGTTCAGGGCTTCGAGGGGGCAACAAAAGAAGCTATTGTGCGCTTGATTGAGCACTTTGGCAACTAAAAACACGCATCGCGTGCAGAAGAGGGGGCTTCGGCTCCCTCTTTTTTTATGCAGTGCTCCAGCGCCAGTGGAAATTCAACCTATAGTTGTAAAATGCCCCGAAAACTATCGTAAAAGTTGTCAAAAGGGTTGTAGTCTAGTACAAAATCAGTACAAATGCGACTAGATTGAGCCTAAACCCCTCCCCACCCTGGTATTTTAGCATAAAATTAGCCTAATATGCAAGCAAACTATGGCTCCCTACGGTCGCCAAGT